AGCAAACCTATCAAGTGAATTGTGCTGTCCCCTTCGGTGATGGGTTCGTTACAACGAGAACCCAAATCAACCCTGTTGATTACCCAATGGATGATAGAGCTGTCTTTGATTCCGACAATCACGTCGAACAGTACAAGGATCCCAGGATCGGTTGCCGTGTCATCGGCCCCATCTTTTGGCAAAGAGTGCCGCTCGTGTTTGATAGCAGTGACCATAATATGGAAATTGCCATCATGACGCGGGCTATCTGCGCTGTCCCCCAACCTGTTGATGGGGTGTGGGACATCGTAGAAAACCACATGGCACACGTGTACGCTGATATGGATGTGGGTCGTCACGGCGAACCCGGTCTCAGTCGCCCAATTGAATTCACGAGTGGTGAGCACTTAGTTCGGCAAAAGCTGACGATGACGTGGGAGGATTATCTTGGTAGGCTAAAACCTGCTAAGGCCGCACTGGCCAGGAAGCACAGATCAATTCTTGACAGTGGCGGCTATAATCCATCCAAGAACACGTACTCCGCTTTCATCAAGCGTGAGAAAGAAACTGTGATCGGTCCCCATGATCACATACCCCGTCGTCCGCGTTTAATCCAGGCGCTATCAGAGCAGATGAAAGCTCTGGCTGGCCCCTGGTTTCATAGCTATGGCAATGCCCTGAAAGACCTGTTTAACATAGGTTTCTGGATTTGCTATAGTTCAGGGTTGAATGCCGAAGGGTTATCTAAGTGGTTCAATCTCACCTTGGAGATCTTGGATTATGATGTGTTGTTCGTTTCAACGGACTTTTCGAAATATGATGTCACACAAAGTGTTGCTGCAATCGAGAGGGAACACGCCCACTATAGGCGTGTTGGGATAACTCGAGTTGAGCATTACACTGACATCCTTAGTGCCATGCACACCGCCCGTGTATATGCCGGTGACCGGTTCTTCCGGATTCCGGGTACGCGTAAAAGCGGGTGCCTTAGCACCTCCGTTGGAAACTCTAAAATGACGGCTGATGCTTTAGGGTCTTTCTTTATTATAAGAGGGCTTGCGGAAGATGTTCGCATGATAGTTTTAGGTGACGACAACCTCACTGTTGTCCGCCGCAAACCGTTACTAAAGATATTCGGCTCGATTAGTGCTTTCGAAGAACAATTGGTAGCATATCAAAAG